ATTTGAAGTTCATATTTTTTCCAGTTTTCTACGTTTCTACCACAGTTATCTGTGATAGAGATCGTGGATGCTTACTTAAGAGCTTGTTTTTTAATATTAACTTATTTTTAAAATTTTAGTAGTGCAATTGGAGTGTTTATTCTGTATAAATTTAAATTTTTAACATGCCTCCTCGCGAATTCTGTCTAGGCGTAGTCAGGTGGCGCGGTGGCAGCTAAACATTTAAAGTTTTTTACAGAGTCAGCACGATTAATTGTTGATTTTAGCTTTTATTTATATTACTATTTATTTTTAACTTATATTTTATTCTTAAAGGTGTATTTGTATTTATTTATTCTAGAGTTATCCAATCTCTAGTCTTTTTCTTTTAATATAAAATTTGATTTACTATGAGTAAAGAGCTTCTTATTTTAATTTTAGATCGGTACTCTAAGATTAAAGACTAGAACGCTAATGTTAGAAATCACCAAAAATATTTATTTTTCTAAAATTTGGATATTGTATTTAGTTATTAGTATATTTATTAGACCAAAGTTTTTATGTTAAATGGTTCTGTATATTGATGAGGTTTCGACCTAATTTGATCGCACAGTCCAAGTTGGAATGCGTGATATAATCAATATATGGTGATGTAGTTTAACCCCTAAGATAATAATGTCTTTTAAATTTATGATTGATTATTTACAATATAATCACTTTTTCTTTTCACCGTTTTGATTAGGCTTTTAAGGTGTTTAATTTGAAAAGCTAGGGAACACATCCCTGAAAGTTAGTTGACCATGGCTTAAGTGGCGATTATATTAAACTACTTATGAAAATGTCCAATATTAGCCCCAACCCCTCACAAAATGAAGAATCTGTGTGTACCGCACATAGCGAAGAGCAACCACAAAGAAATAGTAGAAGCCAACAACAACAATTTAAATACTATTTATATTACATATCAAATAATAGTATAAGAGAGATTAAGAAGACAACGTTTGCCAAAATACAACACGGAAAGGTGATTGTCAAAGAGAATGCCAGGATTAAAATAGTTGGAGATTCAGGTTTTGGAAAAGCTGTTCAAAATCTGAAATCCTTTAAACCTCAGAGTTTAACCCATATTTTTAATGGTATTAAAGGAGTTTTCGCAGGCTTGAATGTCTTAGGTAGAGTCACTATGTTCGTGGAGAACTTAGCAACATCGGAGAAATATAAAAGGTTTCTATTAGATATCACAACCCTAATTTTGAATATTTATCGGTTTTTTGAAAAGTCGCTAGATATAACAGGATTAGTTGTGATGCTAATAGACTTGTATAAGACCTGGATTGGAGTTCAGGATATTTGGGTGCCAAACAGTTTAGATGCTTTGTTTTTTAGTTCATTATCAATCTTTTTACCTAATAAGTTATTTGAGATTATTAAGCGAATAAACGTTTTTAGTAACGTTCGTTTACTTGATGATCCCAGTTTCTTTTACAATTTGATTTATAATGTTTTTGATTATCTCAAAGAGTTTATTTTGTTTATAAATATTGGTTGTATTAGCTCAACATTGCTCCCTTTGCTTGACGTGGTGTCAAATAAGGTGAATTATGTAAAGTTAAAGAATACAGCTAATTTGGTAGCAAATTTGAAAAGAGACCCAAAGATTGCTATGAAGTTGTCATTAAGGACGCAGTTTTATGTAGATTATCATGAGTTAAAATCCAGTGCATCATTGTTGGAGTGGTCTAGGAGATCAGCAACAGTTAAGTCTTACTTTGACGAACTTGAAGTAGGGTTTAAGATTTTAAAGTCTTATGATAATGCTTTCCGAGTGGAGCCAAGTTGTTTTATTTTTGAAGGAAAGCCAGGAGTGTTTAAGTCCGTTTATATGAACAACTTAATTGAAGTATTGGGACAACCCTGTTACTATCATTCAATTAAGGCATCACAAGACGGGAAAGACTGGTATGATTCATACAATTATGAGCCGTTGTTTTGTATGGATGATATGGGAGCCCAAGGTATTAGCCAATGGAGAACAGTCGTTAATATGGTTTCACCGGTAAAGTTACCACTAGACTGTGCAGAGGCATCACTTAAAGACACAAAGTTTTTCTGTAGTGAGAATATATTAATTAGTACAAACAATTTTGTTAATCTATCTGGATTAACTAAGACTGATTGTATTAGTGATATACATGCACTATGGAGAAGAGGTTATGTGTTTAAGTTCGATGTCGAGAGGCAAGGGAATATGTTGTCAGGATCAATTAACTTTCAATATTTCAATACACAACAAGGAGCCTTTATTTTAGGGTTTCCTAGTGATGTATTGAACTATTGTAAGCAACAGCAGTTGTTTATTCCAGCGTCAGTAAAGATTACGTATCAAGATCTTCACCAAAAGAAGAAGATTTTGGCTTGGATGTATGACGTTGTGACAACGTTCAACATTGTTAAAAGAGCACAAAAAAGTGCCAACCAAGTTAATGTAGCTGAAGTGTTGCAATTGTCACAAGTGCATAGAATAATGCCTATGAACCCCAACAGTGATGTTGAGAGTCTGAGTGGTATTAGTAGGTTGAGCTATGATGATAGAGACCTTATCGATCATATGCTAGGAGACCTTCAGGACAGTGTTTCAGATGATGACACAGCATCAGAGATGGAGTCTATCCTAAGTGAAGCTATAGACTATCAGAGTATTTCACAACCAGTAGAGTATCAACCCCCTCTTGATGATGAAGTGTTTGCTGCGTATGAAAGGTTAACGCAGCCAGATATAGAGGTGAGTTATTGGAAGGATTTTGTAAGGGATATAAAACACCATTTGTCCATCTCGTGGGAGACGTTGCAACAAAATCCCACACACGCCCTTTTTATAGTTGTATTATTGCTTTTGGCCTTGGGTTTAGGAATTATGAGTTCTAAATGTATGACCAAGCAGAAGCAAGCAGTGAGTATGTACCCTCAATCAAACTTGCACCCTAGTTTAGGAGCGATATCTAGGCAAATTTTTGATGCAGATTTTTATGTCAAGGACATAAATGGTAAGTCAAGTATTGTAAAAAATTATGTCTTAGCAAGTGGACATAGTTTGGTAACAGTTGCTCACCCTTTTGCGCAAGTGGAAGGTGAAGTAACTGTTGTTATATACAAAGACCGGTTAAAGAATTGTCGTATCATAGACATGTTGAGCTTTCGAATAGTTTATATAAGTTTGAAAGAGGATACGTGTGTGTTGCAATGTAAAAGTAACATACCCATGCCTCTGTCTAATTTGTCTAAGCATTTTAAAGTTCAACAAGTAGATCGTCAGGTTCTGGTAAGAGATGGGTTTCTATTATTGGCCAACGAATCGTATAAGTTGGATACAATAAAGAGAGACTTGAAGGAGCCCATTTTTTACCAGATCCCAGGAAAGTTTCAGAATAGAGTAGAAGACCCTTTGCTTTATGAGTATGAGAAGATTGGAACGTGTGGCAGTGTGGTCGCTGATTCCTTTCAAGGAATAGTTGGGCTACATGTGTCAGGAAGTTCTATCAGAAATTTAGGAGCAGCCATTGTTTGGTCTAATGATGTCAAGGAAAATATACTTAAAATTCTAAAAGAGGATAATAAGTATATACTAGATGTCAATATATCGGACAAGGTGATCCCAAACTTCAGTGGTATGAAGTTGGACCATAAGATGTTTTTGTCAACACCAAAGACGAATAACATTAAACCGACAGAGTTTAATGGTGAGTTTGAAAACCATAAAGAACCCGTAGATATGCTTAAATATGGTAAGCACACAGCTAAGACCATCTCAAAGAAATCATTCCAACCTTTGGTTCCCGTAGATAAAGAGGAGCTTGAGTTTGCAAAAAAAGTTCTACGAGTTATTGTGGAACCTTTTGGAGATTTGACGGAGAAGGAGATAGTCGCAGGAGATGAGATGTTGGCTGGCTTGAATAAAGATTCAAGTAATGGCTTTAATTGTGATGTAGATAAGGAGAAGTATATCGATTTTGAGAATAAATGTTTTACACCATTATTTTATCAAGAATTGATTGATCTACAAGAACGAATTAAAGCGGGAACCTTAGAATTGAAAGATATTCTATGGACAGAGACACTTAAGGAGGAGACTAGAGCCCTTAGTAAAGAAAAAGAGCCTAGAAGTTTTAGGATTTCTAGGTTGCATATTCAAGTATTAACTAAGTGGGTTGCTGGTGATTTAGCTCGTAATATTATGAAGACCAGAGATTTCAATGGGATTGCCATAGGAGTAAATCCCATTCAAAAATGGCCGGAGTATTACAATGAGTTAATTAAGTGTGCTGGAAAGCATTGGGCAACGGATATTGCCCATTGGGATGGGAGTATGTTGTCGGAGGTTCAGTTTGCTGTGAACCAGGTACTTGAGGAAAAGTATCAAGGAGAACACCAGGTTGTATTGGACTTTTTATTAAGTTCGTTGGTTTATTGTCTCGTAGGAGTGAATGATGATTTATTTTTAACTAATCACTCGATGCCTACGGGTAGTTTTCTAACAGCTTTATATAATAGTTTAGTACATAAAGGGTACACAGCGATGTGGTACTTTAGGAATGTACCTAACGCAACGGTAACTGGTTTTTTTCGCGATGTTTTTGATGTTGTCTTAGGAGACGACAAGTTAATTGGTGTAAGGAATGAAACACTTACACAACTTAACGCATTAACGATGACAAGTTTCTTTCAATCTATAGGATTGGATTGTACAACATCTACTAAGAAACCAGTTACTGAGCCTTATGATAAAATGCAAGATTTGACTTTTTTAAAGAGGTCATTTGAATATCATCCGAAGTTAACGCAAATAGTGTGTCCATTAGATTTAAAAACGATTATGTCATCAATACAATGGTATGATAATAAAAAAGAATACCAAACCGTTTTAACTGACAAGATACATTGTTATCAGAGAGAGGCATACTTGCATTATGCTCTCTATCCTCAATTGATGGCGAAGTTACTTGAGGCAGCTAACAAGCATGATATTAACGTGCAAGTGTTACCTGAAAGTTATTTGTTATACCTGTACAAAAATGAGCCAGAGGAAGCAAAGCTTCTGTCTTATTCAAACTACAAGTATAATTAAGATTCGTCACACCCCCCAATTGGTATTGCCTTCTAATGCTTCTTTTGTTAACTCTATTTTAAGAAGCAGGGACGACTAATTGGGATTTACCAAATTTAAGAGTTTCTAGGTTATTATTGATCTATAAATAACCGGAATATATACAGATTGCCATACAAACAAATAATAAAGGATATTTGTCGCAAGTACGAACTCGCTCGCAGATAGAATCCACCCCCATTTACAATGAGTTCACACCTATTCCATTTCAGTTAAAGGATATGAAAGTGGAATTTAATGCTATATTGAATAAGCCCTATTTCATCCAGAATGTAGACTGGACAGCTGCAACACCAGCTAATAGCAATTTAATAGTAATACCAATACCCTCAGGACTATTAAACAATCCTTTAGTCAGAAAACCCTTCGAATCTACATCTTTGTATAGGACGAAGCTTTGTATAATAGCACAAGTTTCAGGAACACCTATGCATAGTGGAACGGTTCTGATGGCAGCCATGCCTTTAGGCTATTCATCTTATCTTAGTTTGAATGGCATATTAACAGTCCCATCTCTTATGGCTGCGCCCCATTGCTTTCTATCAGCAAATGAGGCATCCAGTGTGTGTTTAGAAGTTCCTTTTTATTCAGGAACTGAATTGATTAGATCTGAAACAGCAGTAGCCACATCCAATGTCAATCTTTCGGATTACGCTGAGTTACATTTGAAGGTATTGAATACACTTGGAGTGCCAACATCGGGTTCAACCACTCTATCGATAAGCATACACGCTATGTTTATAGATTCAGAGTTTTATATACCTCATGTTGACCCTACTTTTGTAGCCAATTCGATCTTTCAACCGCAAAGTGAAATCATTGATCAGGCTTTCAATTTCGTTCAGCGTAAAACAAAAGATTTTCTTGATCAAGGAAGAAAGCTAGTGACCTATTACACAGGATTGCACAATCCAAATGTCACTGCACCAGAGAAGAGAACGGTTTCCTATGGTTTAAATATGGTTAACGCTGTAGATAAGCCATCGTATTTCGAAAGCTTGAACCCTTATCATGATTATGAGAGAGTAGCAAACACACCAATTTTTCGGACCAATATTGATGAAATGAGTGTCAAGTATGTTACGTCAAAACCAGCTTACTTACAAACATTTAACGTTGATACAACAACACCAGTGGGTAAGGTGTTATTTTCAAGACCTATAACACCTAATCAATCCAATTTATACACCAACTCCCCCGTTGGAAGATGGCTGTACACACCTCTAGAGATTATATCATCACAAGCCGCCTATTGGAAGGGAGGTTTTAAGTTACATATTCAGGCAGCAATGACAAACTTTCATTATTGTAAGTTACTCGTTGTGCGGAATTATAGTCCAGTTTTAGATTGCTTAACGAAAGTGCCATCTTTTTCGAATGTACAAAATATGATTACTGACACCCTTGAGTTTTCTTCAGGTGGTCAAGTTCAAACCGTAGACCTTCCCTATTTTAATGTCACAGAAGTTACACCTATATCTTATGACCATGTTACTAATGCTATGCAACATGGAATGTATTATATATATTTAATGCAACCATTAGTAGCAAACGGAGCTGTACCATTATCAGTTCAATTTAATGTATATATATCAACAGCTAGTGATTTTGGTCTTTATGGATATGGAAGTTATGTGTCCAGATTTATAAATATACCAGTATCACCACCCGCTTTATTGGCAATAGAAGAGGAGGAGGATGTACCAGAAGAGGAGTTTCAACCACAGTCAGATATTAGGCAAATAGGTATAGACCCATCGGCAATAAGCCCTGTAGGAATCTCAGACCCACATAATATCATGATAGGAGCAGGTGATGAAGATAATGATTATATGTCAGACAACATCATGAGACCCATTTTATCAATTAGGGATATAGGGAGGAGAATGACCCCGGTTTTTTCAAGTAGTATGCCTTACACAGGAGGCCTAAACAATTATATAACTTTAAGAATTAGTGATTTATTAGGTTTAACACCTCAAAGGACAGCACCAGATGCGCCAAATGAGTCTATTTTAAGCACATTATTCTCTTTATATAGAGGATTTTGTGGTGGCTTAAAATTACGTGTAGTAACTACGGGCGCAGTAGATGTTAATGTCTATTATATCCCGCCCAGTATGAGAGTGTCACCAGTGGGAACATCTTCAGGTATCACTGTTGCAAAGTCGCAATCTTGTGATCCAGTAGGTGCAACTACTGTGGATGCAGATGCTAAAAATCTTATTAAGTTAGCTACGGTTCCCAACAACGTTAATTCGTTTGGCCCTTTTACTATAGCGCCTTTTAAGGTTACACCAGACATTCCACCAGTCACGGTAGCCAATATCACACAAACACATGAGTTTGTAATTCCTAATATGTCTCCTATGAAGTTTATAGGAGACCTTAATTTAAGAGGTGAAAATACTAATTCTTATTTAGCAACAGATTTAGGATCTCTTATTATATCATATGATCCTACCGGTACAGGTACTGCTTCAGCTGGTATTAAAATCAGCGCAGGGTTGTCTGATGAGGCTAGATTTGGTCATCAAAATATTTGTATACCACGACTTCTAATTGGAGATTCATTAGTATTTCCAGCAGTCGCTACAAGTTTTTTGAGAACGATCCAGTCCACAGGTCCCATTTCAACAGCTACAGCACCTAGTTTACCCTACTTGGAGTCGTCAATCGCAGCTCCAGCAGTGTATATTACCTTGTAAAAACAAAGTTTATTTTCTTTCCAATCCCAAAAAAGCACAAGCAGGGATTTAAAATATATGCTTGTGCTTTTTATTATTTTTTATTTTCCG